CTATAGTCTCTCTCTATAATCATTTCTAAATAATGAATAGCTTTTTCTATATCTTTCTTTTTACCCTTATTCTTATGACGGCATATGTACTTAATAGCATTGCCTTCGGCGAATGGTAAATTATTTTCATTGATAAAATGTGCAGGTTGGATCTTCATATCTTTATAGTGTGTGCCATCAACCTGTTTATTAAGTGAATCGTAAGTCATATCTTTAAACATATCTATATCAGTCAAAACATTAACCTATATCTACCAGGAGGATTTTTCCTACCTGGTTTTTGTTTTTTATAATGGTCTTTTCTTATCTTATATATATCAGAATCTATAGCTTTTTGAAACTTCATAAATGCATAGTCAGGATCTAAATCAGCTAATTTACAAACTAATCTAAAATCATATGAGTTACTTGTTAGCCATGATATAGCTTGATCTCTATGATAAACATCATAACGTTCTTCACCCTTATATGATGCATCATGTACTGCTTGGGTTATTACATTAAGAAACATTCTTTGTTCAGGAGTCCTCATTTACAATTTCATATGTCATACGTTGTTCTACGACATCGGCTTCTTGCCAATTTAATGTTTTTGGATTGATAGCTTTTAATATCTTCAATGCTTCTTCATCAGATTTAGCACTCACAATAACTTCTGTATAAGCAGGTAGCAATACCCATTTCTTAAACTTATAAATCATATATTATTTTTACGTCTACTAGCTTCTAATGTTCTAAATAAATCTATAATTAAACCTTCTTTATCTCTTTTATTATCTAACGTACTAGCTTCTACTTCAGCAGTAAACAATTCATCAATAGCTTGTTTATATGTATCACTAGCATAATAAGTTTGTTCTTTTGCAGAAATACTTTTATCTTCTTTGTTACCTGTTATATGCAAAGCCTTTTTACGTTTAAGTAATCTATCTAAATACTTAACATTAGCATTAGCTTTAGCAGAAGTCTCATCAGTATCTGCCAGATACTTTAAGGATTCTTCCAATCGCTTCTCTGTAATCACTCTTATCCTCCTTTAAATATAATTTATATAATTTTAACACTAGATCATCATTGTTATAAGTGTTAATGCCCATCATTTCCAGCTCTAATTTGAACAAATGCATCCAAATAATTCTCCTGTTCCGTCTTTCATTACATGAGCATTGATTGGATAATCATAATAAGTTGTTAAATGTAATCTTAGTATGTCACACAAATCAAAACAATCTACTTCACCAAGTAGTTCTACACCTTTAATCATTTCTTTTGTAACTGATACTAGACTATAAAGTCCATCATTTAATAAAATTAAGTCCATAAAAACTTTCTGCTACTGGGTAGGTTTTTAAGATGTATCAAAAGCTCAGGGAGCTTCCCACCCAGCAGCGATCATTAACTTTCGAGGGAGATAATGATTCGGTTAAAATGGAGCTTCGTCTCCATCATATTGAGCATTAAGTATCTTACGCACATAACTATCAATCTTGTCAAAGTCTACGTCATTGCCTGATTGTATAGCAGCTGATAATAAATTACTCATAGTCAATCTGTATTTTTCTTTCCATTGTGCAGCAGGATCTTTACCTGTAGCACTAGGTGTCGAACCATTAGGCACAGCAACTTCACCACTTAACAATTCTATTGCATTAGCAGTTTGGTATTGTTTACCTGTTTTACTGGTTCTTACTGGCTGAGCTGCAATCTTTAATCTTGCACCTTTCTGCCAACGTGAAGCACCCATAGCTTCACCATAGATGGTCATATCTGTACCATCATCTTTAGTAACGTATACTGTTACGCCACCATCGTCTTTCTCAAAAGCTCTTTTAAATGAGCATTCAAAGGTTTCAGTTTCCATTATCTGTCTCCTATTTATTTGTTTTATTATTTTACCTAATCGTTGCATACCTCTATATAGGTTATTTTAACGATTTTGTCCAAAGATCTTTTGCAAATTCTTCAGATCCAGGACTACCCTTCCATCTGAAGTTGTCGCATACCAAAGGAAATATGCGAACAACATCTTCTTTTGTTTTACATATATCCAATACATATTCGATATGTTTCATAGCATTGATTAGAACCTGTAATTCATCACGTTCTACCATATCAACAATATACTGATCTTTTGGTGAACAATATAATAACATTGTTTCTTTGCCAAATAGATCCCTGTACAAGCATTGTTGACGTACATCAGCAGGTTTAGGATACCATTTAGGATCTACATTACCTGCTTTTAATCGTCTAATATATGCTGTAGCTTTAGTATCTACAATGACATCTTTGAACTCAAAATCAGTTTTACCAATAACATCATATTTCAAACCATATTTATCACCTGGTACTTGTAACTCATTTTGAAATGATACTACATCACCAAATTCTCTAAGATTTTCTACGAACTTATTAGCAATAATACCAGACCATTCATACTCTGCATCAGCATGATCTGTTGGTAACAAATCATCCATCTCATCCCTACTATGTTGTATGTATTGGGATTTTGCATAATTTGTGATAGTATCTTGGTCTTTGATTTGTTTCGATAATGCATGATCAGCAGCATCCTCAGCTGCTAAACCCATTACCATTCTTGCATTTGGTTCTGACTCAAAATCAAATAGCTCATTGATAATCCAGAAAGCTGGACTATCTAAAAACGTATTAGTCTTGGAGGCAGAATGTCTATATTCAATTTTCATAATTATCTCCTCATGGTTATTAATGTTCAAAAATATATAAGTGCTACCTATAACATACCAATAGATGTGTTAAAAGGTAAATCGACAATAAAAGACAAACAACACTATAATTTGTATAACTTATCAATTATATTGTCCTGGCTATTGCACCCTACGAAAGCGTACGGTTGCAAGAGCCTTATAGCTCGTCATCATTGTTGTAATAAAAATCGTGTATTTAGATTATACAAAATGTATAATACTAACTATAAATTTAGATCTTTTGTTGATAAAGCAAAAGACAAGTATACAAATACATATGCGTAAAATAGAAAAACCTGAACTTATTTCTACAATTAGAGACAAGAAAAAAGTTTGGTTAAACATTAGAGAATCTCGTCTAATGTATATGTTTCATCGTAAACTAATATCTATTGAAGAATACGAAGCTGGATCTAGATACAGACTTATGTGTGAACTTATGGGAGGCAGTACCGGAGACTATCTAAAAGATAAAGTTGATGGATCCAGTACTGACTTTATCACATCATCTTTAGGAGCTGCTATGGCAGTCAGAGATTGTGATGAAGAAATAGGTAAACACAACTCTGAAGTTATGAAGTTATTCTGTTGGTTCAACTATGGAATAATTGAAATAGCTAGTATTCTTGGATTGACAGAACGTAAAGCATCTAATAGAACACATGAAGGTTTAGCTAGATTGGCAATATATTATGGGTACACGAAAGTGCGAAACACTATCAGAGGTCAAGGAACTAAGAATAAAAAACAAAAAGTATCTCAAATGGGTAGCAAGTAATCCTTGCATAATTTGTCATCAATACGGTTCTAACGCACATCATATACAATATGCTATGCATAGAGGTATAGGTCAAAAGGTTGGAGATCAATATACTTTACCATTGTGTGTCAAACATCACCATCAATTACACAACTGTGGTATGTCTGAAAGACAATTTTGGGAAAAAATAGACATAGATCCTATACCATTATGTGGTATATTTTATAAACATTACCACGAAATGTGGACAAATAAGGCTTTTTTTTATGATGATACTATGCTATGGGTCAATGTTTATAACAAACTTGTACCTAAGATTAAAAAAAACATTGATTTTCTATTGCAACCCAAATAATTATTATAGTTATCCTCGCCAGAGGTATGTAAAATTATGAGCAAAATTATAAAGTTTCCAAAGCGTACAAAGGCTTATTCTGATAAGTTTCTCAGGAATGTAAAGCCTGATGTAATTGGTGACTTTATAAAAGAAGCTAATCCTCATTTTACAATTAAAGCTGCTGACGCAATGGCATTAGCCATAATATATAGCACGTATTTACAATTAGTATTTGAAGAAGAAGGTGAAATGTTAGTGCCTTTGGATGACATAGAACAATATATATGGGCAGCCAATGACAAAAAAACGTTACACTAAAAAAAAGAAATCAGTACAAGATAAAGAATCTACGGACATACCGTTTACAAAAGTACGAGTTGAATGGGTAGACTGTGTTAGTGATAGTGCTTGGGCATCTGAAAAAGAATTTAAAAATATGAAACTAGCTAACCCTGTTAATGAAGGGTGGATCTTCTCTAAAGATCGTAAATCAATAAAATTATTTGCAGCTTATGATAAAGAAGATGATGGTACAATAACCTTTGGTGATCGTACTATGATACCAAAATCTTGGATAGTTAAAATTACTGAAATTTAGAAGGACACACCATTAATGTAATTAGCAAACCCATGCAGTATCTTGCGTGCTCATCCTGCTTAGTCTAGACCGAGATGTAGGGTGATGTGTCCATCAAAATTCTAATAGGCACGAGGTCATAACAACCTCTCCATGCCTATTAGCCACCCACCAAGTCTCCCTGATGGGTGTATCTATACGTATACTATAGAATTTTATTAAGTACCTTTCTCCATATACTGCTGTATAATAGCTTCAGCACCTGGATCTTCATTAGGATAGTTTAAAGTTTCTAATCTTTGTTTAGATAATTTAAGTTCAGCTTTAACATGATCTTTAGCATGTTCTAATACTTTAACTAACTCTGGATAGTTACCATAAAATATACCGTAGATAGACAAATCATTTATTGCTGCTGTCACTCTGTTTAGACCCTTTATTCTTTTTTCTATCCTTAGTATCTCCGAGTCTGTTTTCATTCTCCATCTCCTTTATTTTATTTTTAAGTTTATCAATCTCTAATTGCTTTGTAGCAACTAAAGCTCTTAACGCATTTTCATTACTCATGTTTCTCCTTTGCATGTTCTAAAAACATTTTACATCTTTGTATATCATCACGATATTCTTTAGCCCATTCTATCATTAACAATGAATGTTTATCTTTCATAAACCCACATTGTATAGCATTATCGACTACAGACAACGCTTCCATAGCATCGTCCATTTCGTTTTGACATCTTTCGATTTGTGTTTTTAGACTTGGTTTAAAGGTCATCTATACTCCTATCTATAGCTCTACCAAACTCATTTATTTTGTCTTGTAGTTTACCATTGAGTTCTTGATGGCTTTTATTTACAATAAGTAAATTATCTCTTTCTTCTGACAATCTATCTATTTCTTTACGTAAGTCTAGCACTTCATTACATTTACTTTTTAACTTAGCACGAAGTTCTTCAACTAAACTTACGTTATCGTCAATAATTTTAGTAAGATCTAATTTACCTCTATTATCACGCAGCTTCATCTTTTACCTTTTCTATGATAGCAACATTACCTGCAACAAAATCACCTGGTATACAAGTTCTACCAGTTCTTTCTTGCCAAGCATACCATGCTTTGGTTGCTCTATCATTTTTTACAAAAGGATTTTTGAGTTTACTTTCTTCATCACAATAAATATCAAAAGTCCTATTAGATATACTTTTATCATATCCATGTAATATTTCAATAGTATCACAATTTATAAGTGGATACATATCTTGAAACGTAGGTTTCTTTGTAAACTCAAACGTTTCATCACTTGTTGTTGGTAAGCCATTCTCTATAGCAGCTTTCCATATGTGTAGTTTATACATATAACCTCCTAATCTTTCTTGCCGAATAGCACACGACCATCAGCATGTATTTGTTCAGCTTTACCTTTATGTACCATTAAACCTAGTACATATCTTACAGCACTATCAGTTGTTTTACCAACCATAGATTCTACTTTTTGTGTAATTTCACTTACAGTAAAAGCAGTATTACCTTGTCTATTGACTATATCAGTCAATGTTCTTTCAAGAGCTGCTGTTGCTTCTCTTGGTTTAGGTAATTGTACAATACGAGCTGACATATCTCGTCTCATACTTTTTTCCATAAGTTGTTGCAATTCTGTTTGATTGATCAACTTATGTTTAAACAAAACAGCTAGTGCTTTGTGTACGTCTTTTGGTATTTTAAT